GTAGAGTAGTGGCAATTGGGTTGAATCAATTCAAAGGTTATACGTATGAACTGAATGTTGAGTCAACTAGTGTGAAGAGGTCGTGTCAAGATTTTTCAGCTGATCTTCTTAGTAAATATAGAATGGAGCAAGGGCAAATTATGCCTTATGATGGAGACTTTGAAGTAGATCGATTCGTTTCAAGGATACCTCCAAAGCAGGATTTTGTTATGACTTCGACACAATTAAAACATGCAATATTTCCTAGCTCAGTTGATCTTGTTATGCCTTCGCCCTTAGTAAAAAAGATTTTTAAGGAGGCTGACGCGAGACACTTTGAGAAATTGTGTGTCGAACCATTTTCGCCGAGGCAAAAGAGAAGATGGCCTAGAGAGATCTGGGTTGATGACCCGAGTTACATGCCTGAACAACCAGAGTGGAAGGCTTGCACACATGGTGAAAAATGCAATTGTCATAACACCTGGTTCTATAAGAAAAACGGGATTCCATCTCTCCAAAGCATGGCATTAGCGAAATACTATTCGATGTATAATGCGGCTTTTGGAAGGACGTGCGGAAAACTTCATGCTGTATCTGCTTTAGCAGACCTTTATCCTAATAAGTGGGCAGATGCAGTATTGAAGCAGATTCGTCCTGTACAAACTCCAGGTAGCAGTACGATGGTTGCGATGAAGGGAATGAATTATGCCATCGAACTACTGTATCATCATATCGGCACGAGAGAGAAATGGGGAACCTTGAACCCGGTGGTGACATTTGACGGGCTAGAAGAGTCTAATTTAGGGACTTCGGCTGGACTTAATATTGTTGAGGAATGTGTGATAAATGGAACAGTTCCTTTAAAAGTAGGTGCAAAAAAAAAAAGCTGAAGTCTTTGAGGCTGATGTGATGAGCATACTTGACTGGCTAACTGACGAAGAAGCGGTTGACCTATTCATCGCATTTAATAATACAGGGAAAAATGAAGTCTATTATTCTAAAGACAAACAATACGACCCTGTTGCTTACGCTGCCTGGAGACATAAATGTCGGCTCTTTGTAATCCCTAGCTCAATATTTATTTTGATGGAGAGGATGGTGAGTGAGCTTAGAATGATGCTTGAAAGAAGAGGGCCGATATGCGTTGGTATGAAATGGAGTAATGGAGGGATGGACGAGATAGCGAAGAAGTTGAAAATTGACATACTGAACGAGTGGCTTCATATCTTGGTAGAGGGAGACGTAGAGAATTTCGATCAATCAGTGTGGGAGAGGTTTATTGATTTATACTTTTCCTTTGGATTGGTGTATGATATACCCACAGGACCGGATTATGAAATGAGAAAAAAATTGACGAGATTCTTGATTCGAACGATTGTGGTCCGATTAACACACATGTTCGGAAAAATATGGGGCTTTAAAACTGGAGGAATGCCGAGCGGAATCTACAATACGTCTCATGGGGATTCATGGATAATGTGTCTTTGGTTTTTTCTATTTGGAGTTTTCCAGATAATGAACGCTCCGGATTCACATAAAGAGCGACTAGAAGATGCGATGATGTGGCTTGTCGCTTTGATTGTCTACGGCGACGACCATGTTTATAACATGACTAATGATCCATTAGTGCAGAGATATTTGGGAGGGACTGTATTTGTGCATTTTATGTGGGAGCATTTTGGAGTACGGATTAGAGGGTTAAGAAATGGGATCAGCTTTCTCAGTAGCCAGAAAGGAGGATATTTGGTCCATAAGGGGATGACATTTTGCAGGCAGCAGGCAATCTTAAATCCCTATGTCGCCCTTGATAGACAGCCTCGTTATCTTCCGTTCCGTGAGGCGTTTGAATTTTGGGTCAGAGTTGGCTGGGGTCGAGATGTCAGAAGTAGAGGCCCAATTGAAATAATGTTGTCATGTATAGGTCATGCTTATGGCACATATGCCTCAAATCGGATTGCATATGATGGACTTTTTTTT